ACGCCGGTTCGTGTGACCGTGGCGCGACTCGCTCTTCCCGACCCCGACCCCGACGCCATCACCGACCTCGGGAACATCCTCATCGCGCTCGGCGAAGCCGACGAACCCGAAGTCCGGGCGTTCCTCGACCGGTGCCCACCGACACTGATCGAACCCGTCGAACGTGCCCTCGCGATCGTGGCCGGCGCTGGATGGCGAGCTCACCCAGCGGCGATGGCGCAGCACTTCGACCCCGACTACCAACGCTGGCCGTACGTCGACCTCCTGTCGTTGAACTTTGCTCGAGCGTTCCGTGGCGACGACCCGCACCAGATCTGGAACTTGCCGTCGCAGTACGGGAAGACGACCGGGTTGACGAAAGGGATCGTGTGGGCACTCGACTACGACCCGACGTTGCGGATCATGTACGTGTCGTACGACAGCGCCCGTGCGGTGGAGGTCGGGATCGCGGCACGTGACCTCGCGATCGAGCATCAAGACGAGCTCCGCTTCCGGCTCCGGCCCGACCGGCGCGCCGCGGGCATGTGGCGCACGACGGAAGGCGGCGGTCTGTACTGCGTCGGGGTGAACGGCGCGATCACCGGCTTCCCCGCCGACGCGCTGCTCCTCGACGACTTGATCAAGGGATGGCAAGCCGCGCATTCGGAGGCGCAACGGACGCACGTGATGAACGTCTACCGGTCGCAGATACGCATGCGTGTCCAGAGCGAAACGAACCCGATCATCCTCGCCGGTACCCGCTGGCATGAAGACGACCCGTCCGGTCAGCTCGTCCGCATGGCCGAGTCCGAACCGGAAGCGGACACGTTCACGATGACGCGGCTCCCCGCCGTCGCCGAGGCAGCCGACCCGAAGAACGACGACCCGCTCCTCCGTCAAGCCGACCCGCTCGGCCGGAAACCCGGCGCGGTGATCGAGGCGGACAGGTTCACCGAAGCGGAGGTACGTGCTCGACGCGCGACGCTCGGCCCGTACCTCGCCGCCGCGATGGAACAGCAACGCCCCGCGCCAGAGGAGGGCGGCGAGGTGAAGCGCGCGTGGTGGAAGTGGAACGACACGCCACCCGTCCGGTTCGACGACAGCCTCACGTCGTGGGACATGAAGCTGAAGGACAAGGAGACGGGCGACTTCGTCGTCGGTGGCGCGTGGGGTAGGACCGGCCCCGACTTCTGGTGTGTGGACATGCTGCGCGGCCAGTGGAACTTCCCGACGACCGTCGTCGCGATCGCGTTGATGGCCAGCCGTCACCCGAACATGCGTCGGCACGTGGTCGAGAACACCGGCAACGGCCCCGAGGTCATGGCCGAACTCCGCCGCCCGAAACGCGGGTACTCGATCTCACCCGAGGTCATCGGCACGCTCGGCATCGCCGAGTCGGAACTGGCCGCGGTCGAGAAGATCCTGCGGTCCGGGCTGTCGGGCATCGTCCCCGAGAACGTGAAGGGCAGCAAGACCGTCCGGATGCGCGCGCACACCGGCCTCATCGAAGCCGGGAACGTGCATCTCCTGGAACGGCCGTGGGCGACGGTGCTCGTCAACGAACACGCAGCGTTCCCGGGTGGCGCACACGACGACATCGTGGACATGACGAGCCAGGCGTTGAAGAGGCTCACGAACAGCCAAGCCACCGCGCGTACCACCAGGGCGACGACCACGAAACCGAAGCCGGGGGCACGTGCGGTCAAGAAACAGATCGCCCGACCGACCGCCCGACGCGCCCCGAGGATCGTGCGTTAGTCCGCTACTCCGTACGCGTCAGCGCGCTACGCTGGTCCCTATGTTCCCGTCCGACATCGAGCGCCCCGTACCGATCACGTCGTGGGACGTATGCGGCCAGGCAGGCATCTCGTACCGTCAGCTCGACTACTGGTGCCGCCTCGGCATCATCGAACCGGTCGGCGCCGCGTCCCCCGGCTCGGGTTCGCAACGCCGGTTCACCGCACGCGAGATCCGTGTCGTCGCGTTCGTCGCCCGGCTCTACGAGTTGGGTGCCCGCGCCGCGGTCGTGAAGCACGTCGCGCCGCTCGTCCGCGCGATGGGCCACGACGAGTGGACCGGCTACCTCATCGTCAGCCCGGAAGGTCGTGTCGGGCGCGCGATCCGGCCTGAGTGTGGATGGATCGTGGACCTCGACTTGTGCAACGCGCGCGCGGCGTTGTAGCGCGGTAGCGTGCCCTGATGCCCGCGAAACTCAACGGTTCCCGCATGAACGTGACGACGCCCGACCAGCAGTACGACGACGTTCAGGTCATCATCCGGGAAGGTGTCGCTTCGGTCCGGTCGAACAAGGGTGAACGGCTCGGCCTGATCCGCAAGAACGACGTCACCGCCGTCACCCATCCGACCCGCAAGACGTGGGCCGTCGCGTTCGCTGACGGAACTGTGTGGGGGGTGGAACGGAACCGTGACTGCGGGTGCCACTAACCAGCCACGCGTGCAGCAGGTCACCCGGTTCGACCCGACCGCGGACACGATGCTCGCCGACCTGCGCGCCGGACTCTGCCCGTTGTGCGCGCGTACGTACCGGCAGGAGATATGGCCGGACGCTGGTCCCGTCGCGGTGTGTACCCACCCGCCGCTCGATGTCGGTTGGCAACTCGACGCCACCGGCCCAACACCGGTCGTCGTGAAGTACGACCGGCCAACCCAGGAAGGAACACACGATGCCACGGTCAAGGGATGAGAAGCACGAACTGAAGATGAGCTACGAGCGCGGCTGGTTCACCGCCGCGTGTACCTGCACCCGCTGGTCGGATATGGCGAAACCCGACGAGGCCGACGAACTGTTCGCGTACTGGCTCGCGCACATGGTCAAGGCCGGGAAGATCAAGGCCACGTCGATCGGCACGGCAGCACCCGGCATCAAGGCCGACCCTGCGTGGGCCGACACGGCACCGTGACGGCACGGTCCCACACCCGCAGCCGCAAGAACGCCGAGAAGCGTGCCCGGCTCCGGAAGATTAAAGCCGAGGCACGCAACGCCGCGCGCCGCAAGTCGAACCCGAAACGGCAACAGGAACAGGAGCAAGTCGTCGACGTGTTGGAACGACTCGACCGTCGCGCCGACAAGGCTGGGGAACGGAGGTGGATGCAATGACCGCCGAGGTCCGTGCGTTCCAGGTGTTACCCGGCACGCTGATCGAGTTGCACGACATCGAGTTCTACGACGAAGACGCCCGCCAGATGGTCGTTCAGGAGATCGAACGTGCAGCCGGTCACGACCAGTTCGTCGTGCTCCACACCTACGGCGACGGCATGGTGAACATCCTCACGCCCGAGTCGGCGTTGACGTTGATCCGAGAAGCACTCACCCAGGAAGGAACACACGATGGGAACGAAGACTGAACCTGGCGCGTTCGACTGTTACGAGAACGCCGAACCTGACGAGCCGTTGTTCGTGCTCCTCGCCCGCGACGCCTGTGCGGCAGGTGTCGTATCCGCGTGGGCTGATGCGCGTGAGCGGAGGTTGCGGGCGTTCGAGGGGGAAGCGCCGGTGAGCGAGATCATGGCGGAGCTGGATCAGATCGCTGAGGCCCGGAAGTGCGCGTTGGACATGCTTACGTGGCGGAAGGAGCACCGGCCATGACCGTGGATCGTGATGCTGCACGAACAGCCCTGGTCGTCGGCGTTAAGCGAGTGCTCCGCGACGGCGAAGTCATCATCCATAGTCAGATGCTGGCCGAGGCGATCGTCGACGCCATCGCGGTAGCCCGTCACGACGTGCCCTGCCCCGAGTGCAAGGGCGAATGGCTGAGTCCGAAGTGTTGGGGCTGCGACGGTTCGGGTTCGGTCCCTGGTCCTCTGCTCATCGACGTGATGATGGGACGACAGTGATTCCGGTCTGGATGCGCTTCGCACTCGCGGTCTACTTCACTTTCAGCGTCGCCGTGATCGTGGTCGGCGTGCTCGCTCTCGCTCGGGTGATCCCGTGAACGAACTGGCCATCGACGCGCTCGCCACGTACCGGCTCACCCGCCTCATCGTTGACGACACCATCCTCAACCCGCTACGGGAACCGTTCCTCGACCGGCAGTACGACAAGCTCTTCGACCAGAACAAGGACCCGGAACACACCGTGAACCTTGTGAGCCTGCTGTCATGCCGATGGTGCGTGGGCATGTGGGTCGGTGCGGGTGTCGTGGTCGCCCGTACGGTGTTCCCGCGCCAGTGGGGGCCGGTGGCGCGGGCGCTCGCGTTCAGCGCGGTAGCGGGCCTCCTGGCGGCGCACGAATGAGCGTCACACCCCAGGCGTAGGTTCTCGGGCTGCGGGGCCGCGTCGCCTCAAACGGGAGCCGTCACTGGTCAGCACCCGAGTGACGGCTCCCGCCGCGCCCGCACCTGTTCGTCTACGCTCCCCGACGTGCCGAAGACTCCCGTCCGCCCGCGGCGGAACGCGATGGTCGCCGCCGCGACCCGCATCAACCTGGCGAAGAAGAAGGTCGCGCACAAGCAACGAGCGAAGCACGAAGATTGGCAGGACGAAGGCTGGGAATACTTCGACGAGGTTCCCGAGATCAAGTACTCGTTCTGGTTCTCGGGTAACGCGATGGCGAAGCTCCGTATCTACGCGGCGGTGCAACCCGCCGACCCGGAAGCCGAACCGATCCCCGTGTCCGACCCGGCATCAGGTATCCCCCCGGCGCTCGCCGCGCGCGCCGAAGCGGAGATCGCCCGCCTGAAAGGCCCGCTCGGCGGGCAACCCGAAATCCTCCGTGCGTTGAACATGAACTTGGATGTCGCGGCGGAGTGTTACCTCGTCGGGATCGGCCCACGCGAGGTCGTCGAGCAGGACCCCGAAACCGGTGAGGACATCACGTACATCACGCCGGAGGCCTGGTCGATCCGTTCCATCGCCGAGGTGCGCGAGCAGGGCGGCGTCTACAAGATCGCGTCGGACGACTCGCTCGGTGGTGGCGACGAACTCGACCCCGAGCTGGACTTCATCTGTCGTATCTGGCAACGCCACCCGAAGAACCAGAACGAACCTGATTGCAACATGCGCGGCGTCCTCAACGACTGCGAAGCGCTCGTCCTCCTCACCAACCAAGTGAAGGCCGAAGCGAAGTCACGCCAGTCCGCAGGGGCGTTCACAGTCCCGTCCGAGTTGTCGTTCGGTGGGGAGCTGGACGAACCCGCCGGCGAAGGCGAAGAGACACCCGACCCGTTCGACGAAGAGCTCCTCGCCGCGCTCACCGAACCGATCGAGGATCCGTCGTCCGCGAGTGCGGTGATGCCAATGGTGATCCGCGGACCCGCCGAGTACTTGAAAGCCGACGTCCTCCGGCACATCTCGTTCGCCCGTGACATGACCGCCGTGCTCGAGGAACGGATCAAGGCCCGCATCGAACGCATCGCCCGCGGCCTGAACCTGCCGGTCGAAGTCGTGATGGGCCACCAGCAGACGACGTTCTCCAACGCGGAACAGATCGACGAGGACACGTACGAGGATCATTTCGAACCACGCGCGACGCTCATCTGCGACGGGTTGACGGTCGGGTTCCTCCGCCCGCAACTCCACGACGCTGCGGACCTCGCCGGGTACGGCGACCTGATCGACCAGATCTTCGTATGGGGTGACCCGTCCCGCATCATCGGCACACCGGACCCGTCCGAAAGCGCGGACGTCGGCCACGACAAGCTCCTCATCTCGGACGAGGCGTGGCGGCGTACGAAGGGCTGGTCCGACGACGACGCACCCGACGCGTTGGAACTCCTCACCCGCGCCGGGCTGCGTCGAGGGATCCTCACCGCCGACCTGACGAAAGCGTTGCTGGAAATGCTCGGCATCCCGATCACCGTCGAGGCGCTCCCACAAGCAACCCCGGCAGCGCCGGGCGCAGCGGGCCTCGACAGCCGGGCAGGGCTGCTCCTGCTGCTCATGGAAGCGTTCGGTGGGCAAGCCCCAGGCGTCGCGACCGGTACGGGCCAGAAGGCGCTCACAGCGGCAGGGCGGAACGCACCAGGCGCACGGCTCGCCGCGATCGACAGGGAGTTACGCACCCGCCTCCTCGTCGCCGCCGACCGTGCGTTGGAACGCGCGTTGGAACGTGCCGGGAACCGGCTGAAGTCGAAGGCAGGCGCGACCCGCACACAGTTGAAGTCGGTGCTGCCGGTGTACGCCGCGGCGACGCTCGGCCCGACACTCGTCGCCGCGGCAGGGTTCACCGACGCCGAGCTGATCGGTGACGAGGCGTGGGACGCGCTGGAACGCCAGTTCATGGAATGGGGAGCGAACGCGCAGGAGGAAGCTCTGGCCGTCGCGACGAAGCTGACCGGGTTCACGGTGAAGCAACGCGACGCGCTGAAGTTGCGGCAGGCGCAGGACTTGCCGGAAGCGTGGGCGTGGATGAAGGAAGCGCTCACCGGGTTGGCGCACCGGGCGCTCTACCATCCCGACCCGCACGCGGTCGCGCTCGGCGAGTTCGACCCGACGTCGCGTGTACCGACCGGCCTTGTCCGTGAGGCGATCGCCCGTGCCGGTGGCGTGAACGCGATCCAACCAGTCGGCGACAAGGACGCGTTCGTGTCCGTCAAGAACGGCGGGCAGCCACTCGGCGGGATCGGTACCGGCGACCTGCTCACCGACGCGATGAAAGATGAAGGCGTCCAGATCGAGGCGTACGAGTGGGACTACGGCAGCGCGCACCGGCAGGCACCGTTCGAGGAACACCTGGCGCTCGCCGGGCAGATCTTCACCGACTTCAACGACCCGTCACTGTCGTCGGCGAACGCTGATTGGATACCGGGCACCGGGTACTTCCCGGGTGACCATGCCGGTTGTGCGTGTGACCTGATCCCGATCCTCGTCGCGCCGGAAGACATCGGGCAGACTACCCAGGGTCCAAACGAGTAGGAGCAGGCCCATGCAGTACGTGATCCGCACCAACGAGGACGGGACGTACACCCTCGCCACCGTCGACGGCGACACGCTCACCGCGGTCGGTGAACCGCACGCCGACTACGACGCGGCGGTACGTGCGCTCGGCGCGCTCCTCACCGACGCGTACCAGGCGCTCGCCGCGGGTGACGCCCCCACCGACAGTTCCGGTGTCCTCACCGACACGTGGACGTCGGATCAGGGCATCGCGTTCTCGGAACTCCTCGCCGGTGGCCGTGACTTCACCGACGTCGTCTGGTCGTGGCGTGACCCGGCGACCGCGCTGCTCCCGCTGATGTACCAGCACGAAACCGCGTGGGGTCACGACGGCGCAGAACTCGCCGGGTTCATCGAGACGCTCGCCGAGTCCGGTGGCACCGTCACCGCGACGGGCCGCTTCTACGACACCGAAGTCGGGATCGCCGCACGCGACCTGCTCCTCGACGGACGCCGGTTCGGTGTGTCCGTCGACCCGTCCGAAGCGGTCGACGCCGAGTTCCGTTGCACGGAGATGGACGAGGAAGGCTGGTGTACCGCGGGGGTCACCGCGTTCCTGTCGTACGAGATTGCCGGGCTGACGATGACACCGTTCCCCGCGTTCGAGAACGCATCGATCATCCTCGCTGGCGCGCCGTCGACCGACGCCGCGGCCCCTCCCACCGCTCCCGCGGCGTCGGTCGTTGTCGCGTCCGTCGCGATCCCGACCGAGCCGCCCGACGAATGGTTCGTGCTCCCCGAACCGCAGCTCGGTGAACCGTTCCTCGGTACCCTCGGCGACGAGTTCCTCGTCGACCAAGGCGACGGGGGCGTCGCGGTACCGCTCACCATCGAGGACAACGGCCAGGTCTTCGGGCATCTCGCACGGTGGGGCCAGTGCCACGTGGGCTACCCCGGCATGTGCCTGTCGCCGCCCGAGTCGGCCAGCGCCTACTCGCACTTCCACATCGGCGAGGTACGAACCGCGTCCGGTGATCGTGTCGCGACCGGCGCGCTGACCATCGGCTGCGAACACGCCCCCGAAGACATGCCCGCATGGCAAGCCCGCGACCACTACGCGAACGCCGGGTCGGGTTGGGCGAACGTCCGCGTCACGAACGGCGAGCATGGCCCCTGGGTGTGCGGTGCGCTGCGGCCCGGTGTCACCGACGAGCAGGTCGCGGTCCTCCGTTCGCTCACCTTGTCGGGCGACTGGCGCAAGATCGGGACCACACTCGAACTGATCGCCGGGTTGTCCGTCAACGTGCCCGGGTTCCCCGTCGCACGGGAGGCGGTCACCGCATCGGGCCTCGCGCTCGTCGCGTCGGCGCCGATGCCCCGCTCCCGCATGAACGGCGGCGACGTCACCGCGCTCACCGCCGCGGGGATCGTCGCACGCTGCGCCGACTGTCAGAAGCGCCGTGAGGACGCCGCCGCTGGACGCCGCACCGCGGGCCGCGATGACGAGACGTTGACGTTGCTGCGCGTGCTGGAACGCCGCACCCGGCACCTGATCCCCGCCGAGGCGGAAGCGGCACGTCACCGCATCGGCTGACCCGGCTGCCCCATCGTGGGGCGCTCATGCACCACGCGCCGCGCACGTTGCGCTATCTTCCCCCGGAAGCACTGAGGCAGACACCCACGCCCTCGTCGTGGGGACCAGGATCGGACGTAGTCCCCGGGTCACGTTCCCCTCACACCCGACCGAACTGTTGGCTGTGGAAGGAAACGACCGATGGACCTGAACGAACTCCTGGGACAGATCGAGAACATCGCGGACCTCACCGACGACGAGCTCACCGAGCTGCTCGCCGACTTGCGGGCCGCGGCCGACGAACGCCTCGACGGTGACCTCACCGACGACACGCTCGCCGAACTGGAACAGATCGCAGCGGCGACGGAAAGCGTGACCACCGCGCAAGCGGACCGGGCGCAGGCCGACGCCGACCGGGCCGAGAAGGCGAACGCGCTCGCGGACCGTATCCGTGGCGAGGCCACCGCCGACGACGAGGAAGAGGCGGCGGAAGCCAGCGAAGGTGACGACGACGCCGAAGCCGACGAAGACGCCGAAGGCGACGCGGACGGTTCCGACGAGCAGGAAGCCACCGAAGGCGAAGGCGACACGGACACCGAAGTCGACGCGACGGAAGCCGCTCCCGAGAAGGAGACGGTGAACGCCGCACCGAAGCCGCGCATCACGCGTGTCGGTGCTCGTCGGCCAGCGTCGATGGACCCCCGTCCCGCGAAGACCGGGAAGCAGACACAGATGTCGCTCGTCGCTTCGGCGAACGTGCCTGGTGTCGTCGCCGGTTCCAAGCTCGACTCGCCCGACAAGATCGTCGCTGCGCTCGACGCGACGATCCGGGCGACGGCGAACTACCGCGGGCCACGGACCACGATCCCGGTCATGCGCCTCGGTGCCGACGACCCCGCCGAGCTGTACGGCAAGGAACGGACCCTCGGCCGCGACGCGGTCGTGAACGACGAACGCATCCGGAAGGTCACGTCACCCGAGGCGATCACCGCCGCGGGTGGCAAGTGTGCGCCGTCGCCGGTGCGGTACGACTTCCCGACCATCGGGACGGACGCACGTCCGGTCCGTGACGGGATGATGGCCCGCTTCGGTGCCGACCGTGGTGGTGTCCGGTTGTTCCCGCCCGTCACGCTCGACCAAGTCGACGACGGTGTGGGGACGTGGACGAACACGACGGACACGACCCCCGGCGAGGCGGTGAAGCCGTGCCTCGTGATGACCTGCCCCTCCGACCAGGAGGAGATCGTCTACGCGATCACCCGGTGCATCGAGATCGGGAACTTCCGTGCCCGGTTCTTCGCCGAGCAGGTCGACGAGTGGCTGACGAAGCTCGGCCAGTGGACGGCCCGGTACGCCGAGTCGAAACTGCTGACCGACATCGGTGCAGGTTCGACGCAGGTGACCGCGGCGACGGTGCTCGGTACCTCGACCGACGTGATGACGGTCCTCGACCGTGCCGTCGCCGGATACATCTCGCGGCACCGTGCCGACCCGGGCCAACGCCTCCGGTTCGCTGCGCCGTTCTGGCTCCTGAACCAGATGCGGACCGACATCAGCCGCACCGCGTACGGCACCGCCGAGGAGCGCCTGGCCGTCGCGGACGCGACGATCCAGTCGTTCTTCGCCATCCGGAACGTGAACGTGTCGTGGTTCCTGGACGGCGAGTCCGGTCAGATCTTCGACGACCAGGCTGACGGTGCGCTCAACGGCTGGCCGTCGAGCGCAGTGACGTACCTCTACGCCGAGGGCGACTGGCTGTTCCTCGACGGCGGTTCGCTCGACTTCGGCATCGTCCGCGACTCGACCCTGAACGAGACGAACAAGTTCCGGATCGCGTCGGAGACGTTCGAAGGTTCGGCGTTCCACGGCATCGAATCGGAACGCATTGTGATCGACACCTGCCCTGACGGTTCGACGTCCGCCCCGGTGGACATCAACCCGTGTGCGGGCGGTAGCTGATCCTGACGTGATCCCGGCAGCGGGTGGGGGAGTCGACGACCCCCACCCGCTCCGTCCTCGTGTCGTAGGAGCAACAGATGAGCAAGCAAGTCATGGAGGCGGTACCGGCGCAAGCGCCGCGGTACGGCCTGCTCGTCGCAGCGGAAACCATCAACGACGACGTCCGCTGGCAAGACGGTGTCGAGTGGATGCCCGAACAATGCGGTGGCGGTGGCGCGACGTCAGTGGATTGCTTCGGGGGGACCGCCGCGATCGACGACGCGTTCACGAACCCGACGCTCGCAGAAGCGGACCCGTTCCTCGTCTACGCGGCGAACAAGTGCTCCACGATCGGGTTCCCTGCCCGTGACTACGAAGGCCGCGCACGGCGGGCGCTCGCCGCGACCGAGTCATACCAGATCGCACGCGAGTTCTGGACCGGTGACATCGCCGTCGCCGACAGTCTCGACAACATCCCGCTCGCCGACATCACCGCCGACACGGTCACGACCACCGAACTCGATCCGGTCGCGGCGCTCGGACGGCTGGAAGGCGCACTCGCTGACTGTGGTGCGGGACGGCGCGGCATGGTTCACGTCACCGCACAGATCCTCGTCCATCTCGTCGCATCGCAGGCGGTGCAACTCGCCGGCCAGCAGTACGTCACCCCACTCGGGACCGTCGTCGTCGGCGACGCCGGGTATCCGGGGAGCGGGCCGAACGGTGAAGCGGCAGGCGCGACGCAGTGGGCGTACGCGACGAGCATGGTCCAGATCCGCCTCGCTCCCGTCGCGTTGCCGTACACGTATCAGGAAGCTGTCACGCAAGCGTTCGACCTCGGGCCGAACACGATCCTTGTCCGGGCGGAACGGCTCGCGCTCGTCCAATGGGACGACTGTTGCCACTTCGCAGCCGAGATCAACATCACCACTCCCGCGGTAGCGGGCGTGTCCTGAAAGGAACTCACCGATGGCGAACGACTGCCTACCCCAAGTACACGCCTGCGTGATCCGTGTCACCGCGCTGGAAGCCAACGGCATCCTCGACGCGGGAGCGAACACCATGTACGTGTCCGACGCGTTGACACGGCTCACCCTGAAGCCGGTGTACGAAGACGCGACGGAGATCAAGGAACGCAACGCGTGCGACACAGTCGGCGTCGACTACAAGGGCGACGACACGTTCCTCCGCGCCGACGTCGAACTCGAGCTCCTCACCCCCGACCCGTTCCTCCACACGCTCCTGTCGTCGGGTGGGGAACTGTTGCAATCCGCAGGGTTCGGTGGTTACGGGTTCGCGTACCCGCCGCTCGGGCCGATCACCGGGAACGGTGTCAGCATCGAACTGTGGGCGAAGCGGATCGACAACGGCGACCTCGACTCCACGAACCCTTACGCATGGTGGGCGCTCCCGAAGGTCAAGAACTTGCGGCTCGGTGACCGCGAGTTCTCCGCCTCGGCGCAGAAGTCCCCGTTCGTCGGTCAAGCATTGGAGAACGACAACTGGTTCGACGGTCCCGACAACCTGTGGGACGTCGCGTCGGACCGTTGCGCGCAGTGGATCCCGACTGACACGCTCCCGACCGTGTCGTGTGGGTTCCAGACACTCGCTGCGAGCTGACCGAGAGGTAGCCCATGAGCGAGCAAGCCGGTCCGCTGTTCATCGTCACAGACGGTGATCCGCCGACTGTCGGTGAAGTGCCGGTGTTCGGCGCGGACGGTTTCTGGCGACCCGGCGCAGGCGGCGGTGGTGGTGGCAGCGAGTCGGTCACCGAAGTCGTCGATCTCACCGGCGTCGAGGACGTCATCGGGCAGGGCGGCTCGCTCGGCATCATCGGGAACCTCTTCTCCGTCGCGACACCGACGAGCGACCCGGACTTCTTCTTGTGGTCGATGCAAGCGCGCATGGACTTGACCGAACCGGGCGCAGACGGCGGCACGATCACGATCAACCTCACGGAACTCGCGCAAGCGGTCCCGGCGTTCTCCGGCATCACCGCGGCGCCGATGCTCGACGGCGGCATCTTCGTGTATGCGTCGCTCGGCGGACTCGATACATTCGGCTTCGTCCGCTCATCCGACGACAACTTCCGGGACTTGAACGGCGCACCGATTCAGATCGGTCTGCTGGCCGACGACGGCTTCATGCTCTCGGCGTCGTGCATCGTGAGTAACGACTGATGGGAGCACCGATGCGTCTCCGCTTGCCGTGGTGCACGCTCTACGCCGAACCGGACGGCGCGCCGCGCTGGCGTGTGCTCGGAGCGATGCTCGCGCATGAAGCGGTCGAGCTGTGCTGCGGCACCGCCGTCGCTCACCGGATGCGGGCCGCTCACCGGTACGCGATCGGCACGTCCGAGCGGCCCGGTCTGCGCGCGTCCGAGTTCGTCATCAACGCCGCCGCAATCACCGACGACGCGGACCTGCCGGAAGTCATCGACGGCGCGACGCTCATCGTCCGCAAGAGCAACCCGTCGCATGATCAGAACTACCTGATGCGCGGCGACAACGACAACGACCGATGGTTTCCGGCGACGCCGCCGCTGCGAGTCGTCGACGACTTCCGCGAGTTCATCTCCGCGCTGCTCACCGAGTCACATGATCCGTACACGAACGGTGCGCCGTTCGCGTACGCGATCGGCAGCTCCGGCTTCGTCGAGTTGGACGACTGATGAGCAGCATCATCGGCATCAATCCGGGTGCGTTGATCGTGTACGACACGCAGAACCGTGCGGTGCCGATCGTCATCGGACGCCACGCGGACGGTCAGGCGCAGGAATGGGCCGACTATCTCGACGCTCGGTTCGTCGCCGATCCGGTCAACGGCCGCATCGACTGGATCGGCATCCAGCTCGACAGCGAGACGCTCGGCACATGGCACGTCGACGTGATCACCGGCGTCGACGTCGCGGCGCGGCATCCGATCTGGGAGTTGACGACGACCGGCTCACCGACCGGAGGGCTGTATCAGATCGGCGTCGATCAGATCGGCGGTGAGTTCACGATCAACTTCGATGACGATCAGGCGGCGGTGCAAGCCGCGTGGGACGCGTACGCGTCACCGGGACAGACCGTCATCACCGGCGACGGCTCCGGCTTCATCGTCGACTGGCAGTTCAACACGCACGTCACGATGACCGTCACCGCGCAAGGGCTGACCGGCGGCACCGATCCGCTCGCGGTGATCACCGAGACGCAAGTCGGCTCGGACGGCAACGGCATCGAACCGGCGATCCCGACGAACTTCTTTCCGCTCGCTCGGATGCTCGTCAACGCCGCCGCGGCGTCATGGGATGACAGCACCGTCGAGGACTGGCGGTCGCCGCTCTCGCCGGTCGGCCTGAATCCGTCCGCGCCGAGCATCCTCGCTATCGGCGGCAACGCGGTGCTGACGCAAGGTGTCGGCACGATCGACCCCGGCACGGCGAACTTCTCGGCCGTGTGGACGTTCGGTAGCTCCGGCACCGGCATCATGTCCGGCACGATCGATCAACTATTCAGCGGCGGCACAGCCGGTGAAGCCGGACAGCAGATCGTGATCGACATGGGTCCGTTCATGGACATCGGTCACGGTCAGGGCGTCATCGAGTTCTACGGCGGCGCGGACCGGTTCCCGATCGGACCGGCATTCGGCACGCTCGGCGGCAGCCCGTTCATCGGTTGGTGGGCCGCGGACGGCGGCGACTCGGACATCGTGTTGTTCGACGATACGTTCACCGAGGTCACGACCGCGCTCGCGCCCGGCGACGAGTTGCACGGCTCGTTCACCGTCGCGACCGCCAACGACTGAACCGGTGTCGATCACCCGTCGCCGGTGGGCGGGACCGCACCGCAGCTTCA